CGGCAATAAGTGCATCCATAATTTGATCTTCTGGACTTGCTGTTGTTTGCCCTTGTGATGGCATTACTCCCATCGGAGAAGGAATCTGTTGAGCCTGCTTAACTTGATTAAAGTCAGCTGATGGCTGAACAGGTGCTTCAGTAGGAGTCTGCACACCATATTGCAATTTATATAACTTAACAAGGTTAGGAATAGTCAAATTCTCTGGATTGGATGCCCATTGAATGAAGTGATCACTACTACCTTCAGTATTACCAGCCATATCTAAATTGAAGTTTGCACCGACATAGTTTTTAATCTCATTTTTTTGAGCAGCTTCTTGCTGTAAAGCTTGTTGCTGTTGTTGCTCTTTTTGTCTTTGTGCAGTAATTGTATTAATTTGTTCTTCATATTTAGCTTGGGTGTACTCCATTTTAAGGTTGTTATACTCCAACATATCTTGATTCCATTTATCAACATCATCTAAATACATTGCAGATTCACTCTTAGGATCACTATAAGCTTCTTCACGACTGAACAATCTAGGTTGATCAGGTCTCGATGGTGGGTCTGGAAAAGTCATTTCCTGTTCCTGCTGCTGTGGTTCACTCATATTTTGTTGAGTGGCATTAAGCAGTTGAGGATTGTTTTTCAGATGCTCTACCATAGGAAGATACTGCTTTACCTCATTCAACTCATTATTAGCCTTTGCAGCTTGAGATTGCCAATACTGAAATCTAACTTGATCATTATCAGTTTGGTTCTCAGCCTGATGCTGTTCTTGAGGTTGTTGAGTTTGCTCACCAGCTATCATATCACCTGCTGAAGGTTGTTCCTGAGTGGAAGCTTCAGTTTGCTCTACTGGCTGTGTGAAAGTGTTATCAGTTGGAGTATCAAAAATAGAGCCTAACACATCATCAGCTGTTGGATTAGCTGTCTGTGTTGGGGTATCTACCTGTTGTTGCTCAACTGGTTGTGTTAAATTTTCCATTATTTTTTACCTTTTTTTGAGGAGCTCTTTGAAGAGGTGTCCTTATTTTCTGCCTTTGCTATAGCCATTTCGGCTCTTAATTGTTGTTTAACATTAGCAAGGGTATCATCAAGTCTTTTCTCGAATATTTTACCAGCTGCTTTACTTTGATTGCTTTGTGCATCAAGCTTAGTCTTAAATTTCTCTGTTTCAACTCTATTTTTAAGATGCTGGATTTCTCTATCTTTGGTCTGCATATCACCATTAAGGTCTTTAATCATTTCTTTAGACTGCTCTAATTGATTTTGAAGCTGTTGTATCATATCCACTCTTTCAAGCACACCTTCCATATCGAAAACTTCAGTCTTCTTAAGAACTTCCTGTCTATCAATGATGCCATTTTTGTAGGCATCCATGTATAATTCAAGCTCTGCCCATCTATTTGAGGGTAAAGTTGAACCTGCAACGACCATAAGATCATATTTACCTATTGAAATATCATTAAAAATCTGTATTTGTTGTGTCTTATCATCAACTAATTTCTTGTTTATAACTACTTCAGAGATACTATTATTAGGTTGAACTACTCTAAAAATCTTCTCTTTAGTATATAATTGTTGCATTAAAGATATTGCTATTTGACCTGCTCTTACAAGTCCCATTTCAATATCAGCCATCTTAGATTTCATCTTTCTTTGCCCAAATTCATCTAAGGCAACAGTAGCTTTATAAGTCTGGGGGGCAACAGATGCATTTCCTTGCATCATTTCATATAAACCCAGCTGGTGGTCTATGTCCTGCTTCGCATTCATCTCATTAGCATATAGCTCATTTGGTATCGGTGTCGGTTGAACAGGAACAGGTTGCCCCATATCAAAGTCTACTTCTATTGCAACACCAGGTTGAGCCCATTTTTCTTCAAATTCTTTCATATCTACAGAACCTGAAGGAACTAATATCTTGGTATTAGTAGAAGTAGTCATGTGTGCGATAATTAATGATCGTACTTTATTAATGTATTCTTGAAGATTTTTTACCATTCTTACATCCGATGTAGGATATGGTGTCCTTGTGTGTATATTCATAAAGAAAACTACAGGATAATGGTCTATAGGTAAATATCTTTCATATAACATTTTATCACCTATAATAACACATTGCTTAATCTTTATATCAGGTATTTCTACTATATCTATAACACCTTCTTTGATTAAGTCTCCCATCAATACTTCACCCTCTGGCATTTCAGGGCTATGAGGGAATACTTGACCATCTACAACAGTTACCTTTTCTTTTTTATAAGAGGCAAACTGAGCAGCATTCATCTCTTTTTCCTGTCCAGAAAATCTTTCAAATACCTTGTACTTCTTATCAATTATCTTAGAGTATCGTTCATACCCCCTAACATATTGGTCATGTGGTTGTTCGTGTTGTCCTGGGAAAGATGTCTCAAAGTCATCTTCTCTTCCTGTATCAGGTAATTCTTCAGCCCAATCTACATCTGAGGAAGCATTCTTAATCTTCCCTTCATACATTGGATACATCTCATTTGCTTGAGATTTAGAGTATAATCTTGAAATAATGATAGATTCAGCATCATCACAGAATCTATCTCTTGAATTTGGATCTATATAAACATCTAATGGGTCTATATCCTTAATACATATCTCACCATTGCCATTATCTGCATTAGGATCTTGATAAACTAGCATACAACCCATACCAGATACATAATAATCATCTACTACATTTCTAAGTACAGACTGCCCATCAGACTTATCATACATATACTCAAGCATTGTATTAAATACATGAGCTATTTTATTATCGGAATCTTCTCTTGCAGAGCATCTAAACGAAGGTCTGCTGGAAGTAAGCATAGCTTTAGCAGTTTCTACTGCTGGATGGATACGATTTACTACAATAGCAGCTTGACCACGAGCTTCTAATACATCTCTCTGGTCTGCTTTCCATTGTTTGCCTAATCTAAACTCACGATCTTCTTGTGCATGTTTAGCCCAAGTATCCCTCTCTTTAGAGTATTTGATAAAAAGATCACGAGTTTCTTTGACAATATTCTTATTGCCTTTTGCATAGTTTTCCATAAGGTCTATTTTAAAAGAGAATTACATTGTCATCCAATCAATAATCTTTCTTTTCCTAGATTTTTTCTTTATATTACCAGGCTCCATAGATTTTAACCTACAAGGTATAGACTTATCTAATGCATACCATATAGAATCCATTATATCATCATTTCTACCTTTAGGGTAGCTTAAAAACTCTTTTTGAGCCTCTATATCTTGCGATCTAAAGAAGAACTCTCCTTTGGCTAATGCAGGTACTAATGATAACAGTCTTTCACTCTTTCTACTCCTAGACTTGCAACCTTTCTCTAAACCAGGGATATATATGCCTTCATCCATCATTTTCTTCTTTACACCAGCTCTTAAAGCTTCCTGATAGGCAACTGTCTCAATCTTTACCTTGCGATGCTTAAACTTCTTAAAGCATTTAATAATTATATCAGGCTGTTCAGCAGGATTAAACCTACCTCTAATAACATCTACTAAGTATTTATTATTATCACTATCTATTGCAATAGTAGTCATTACAAAGTAGTCGGCTCTTGCCGATAGGGATGAAGCAGGATCTACACCTGCATACAACTCTACAGGCTTTATTTCTTTACCATCTCCAGTTTCTTTTACTAAACAGGGTTGTCCATCCACTCTTTCAAAGTCATATGAGTGTAATTTGATATATTCAGGCTTAAAAGGTGCAGAATCAGGTGATTGAGCGATATTCATATACTCCTGATAGAAACCATTTATATTACCAACAGTCCTATATTCTTCCTCTATTTGCTTAATACGCTTCATAGGGAACCTATCTTGCCAAATACTATTACCATCATCATCTATAATAGAATACCACAGCACATTCCAAGCTGGAGACTCTTTAGCCCAGCATAAGAAGCAATCTTCAGATATAACAGTACCAATCATTACAATCTTGCCATCATCTGCTAGAGAGGGTATTACAGCCTCAGTCATCCATTTCCTGTTCTTAGCTCTAGCTTCATCAGTAAAAGCATTTAATTCTGATTCAAAATCATCTACTATAATATCAGTAGGTCTAGTATCTCCTTCAAGGAAACCTCTAACTCTCTGACCTGTACCAACAGCTACTATACGAGTACCATTAGCTAATACAACATCTGTAGTGGTCCATCTTTTAGCTGTATTTGGTCCCATATCACCAAAAAGCATCTTAAATCTTTCGCTATTAGTTAAATGATACTTAATCCTACTAAGGAAGTTGATAGACTGGGCTTGTGATTCAGAGATAATAACTATAAATATCTCATCTTCTTGTGTTTTAAATGCTGCTCTCCATAAAGGATATACTAAAGTACTTACAGTAGACTTAGCAGTTCCCCTTGGTGCAGCTATAAGGACTCTTTTTTTATCATTATCAGCTAGATGTCTATAAATACTACTATGAAAAGGAGGAGTATCCTTCTTAAATGCAGTAGGCATAGTAGTCTTACCAAAGATACCAAGGTTATTCTTTAGCTTTTTTAGTACCTTAAACTGCTCATAATACTCTTCGTAGTCTACATGATCACTATTCATTCTCTATAACTTCTATTTTAGCATCTATAGCCTTAGTTTCTTGGTTTATTTCTTCTAATATCTGTTTAGTGGAAACTGCTGATAGTTGAGCAGTTGATTTAACTACTTGTTTATCTCTCATACCTAACATATCCTGAAGATTTTCTATTCCCCTCATTAAATTAGATATATCACCCTTATTTTTAGCTAAATCCATGGCTTCATTGAGATTATCTACAATACTGCCTTCTGTTATACCTTTATCACTTAGAAGTTTAGCTAATTCTTCTCTTACCATCGCTTTAAACCTTTCTGTTCTGATGATTCTTCTCATCTTAGTCTTTTTATTCTTGCCTATATTCTCTCCAAATACCATTTTTATGGACTCATGTTCATTCATAGTTTGTGCATGTGCCATAGCTAAGTTCTTAAACCATTGAGTTCTGCTTTCAGCTTCAAATGAAGAGGCTCCATCTATAGTATATGAAGTCTTTCTGTCCTTACAATTGAATTTAGGTAGCTTCTTTTTGGGATGGAAGAACATTGAGCCTAGTGGAGTTCTTATATAGTACTGCTCTCTACCATCTTTTTTCTTATATATACTTCTTTTGATGACTTCTGAGATCATTCCATCATCTGAAATGCACATCTCACCTTCCAAAGCTTCATACCAAGGCTTGTATGTAACTTCTGGATTTTCATCTAAAAAATATATAGGGTACCTCTTTTTGCCTTTTTTGTGCTTTATCTCTATATGAAACATAAACTTAGTTGAGTTTCCAAAATTTGTTGTAGAATCTGAATGCATGATACACATCAACAGGTACCGGTTGCATCTAAGGTTGCCACCTCGCTACCTTGTTGAACTTTTTCCCCTGCTTTCTTCAGCATAATGCTAACTTATTTAACAATAACAATATAGAAAGGCTCAACCATGAGTAATACTCAATTAGTAGAAGCACTAGACAAATTCATGTCTACTTTCACTGTTTGGCAATCTGATAATCAGATAAACAAAAACATCATCTCAATAGATTCTTCGAATACTACTGAAGATGAACTCAAACAATTTATGTCTAAACATAAAATTGATTCTCACTTCACTCTTATGCCACCTAAAGGCGAGTATAAGAACTTCTCACTCTTTCCTAAGAGCAACATGCTCTTGAGTAACTTCATGAAAGCTGCCTCAGGCAACCTTCAGAAGAATAAAGAGTATAAACAGTCTGTCCTTAACGGATCAACTGTATTCTAACAAGAAGAGGCATACT